ACCGATTTCGCCGTTATACTTTATAAGAATACCCCACGCCTTCATGCCGCAATCCTTGAAAAGTTTTGTTGTTTCTCAAAACGAATGATATTTCTAAACTTATCGATCATCATATCACCCTTATGACTAATTATAAACGTGTTGGTGTCTTGTGTCAACCCTTCAAGAATTTTTAGAAACTCTTCTGTACCATTATTGTCAAGAGAACTATCAAACACTTCATCCATGATAAGAAGATTTGTACTGACACTATTTCGAAGTTTCGCAATGGTTCTCCACGTGAATAGAAGCGATAGGTCGATACGCATTTTCTCACCTTCACTAAAACTCTCATAAGAGAACTCATCGCGAAACCTTGATTTGATTTTCTCGTTAAAGTTTTCATCTAATTCAAACTGTACGAAAAAACCAAGATGTTGTAGATAGTGATTAATAAACTTATTCATCAAAGGCACATATTGTTTGATAATACGTGACTTGATACCACTATCTTTTAACATCTCTGATCCTACACGAAAAAGAGATTGTTCTTCATTCAAATCTACCTTGCGTTTCTGATACTGATTCTTTTCTCCTTTCAATTTATCAACGGATGAACTATCATGTTTAACATCATTCATCTTATCTGTCAACGTAGAAATTTCATTATTTAATTCTGTGATGAACTGATTGTTAATACGAATCTGTTGATTGCATTCATTTACCTTTTCATTTAGTTCAGAAATCTGAAGAGTAACCTCTACAATCTCATCTAGCCGTTCCTGTAACTCGGCACTCTTTTCTTTTAATCCATTAATACCATTCTCGGTCTTTTCTAGGGATTCACGTTTCTCTATAAGAACTTCATCTTTGAAGTGTTGAGAGATATCTTGTTTACATGTTGGGCAATTATCATAGTGTTCAAAGAATTGAATATCCTTATTGATTTTCTTTACTTTATCCCGGAGCTTTTGAGCGACATTGCGGATTTCTTCTTTTTGGATTTCAGTCTTGTTCTTGTCTCTGATTCCTCGTTCCAGAGATCCAATTTCGCTCGTAAGATGTTCAAGTGTCCCAGTTTGTATAGCAATTGCTTCCTCGCATACGTGAAGTTTTTCTTTTTTCTGACCGATTGTGTTTTGGACATCGGCGACGACTGATTTAAGATGATTGTTTTCAATTTCTATCTTCTCCTCTAGTAAGTCGATTTGATATTGAGTTTCCCGGATATCATTCTTAGATGTCTGAATCTTTTCCTTTAATAGATTATTCATAGTAGAAAAGATTTGTAGGTCTAGAAGATCCTCAATCACCTCTCTTCGTTGAGCCGCAGTCAATTGCATAAACGGCACAAACGTAGAAGAACCAAGAACAACAACTTGACTAAAAGATTTATGATTCATCTTGAGAATATTCTTTTCAAGAAAATCCTGATAGTCTCTTATAGATGCTGTTTGATTGATAAGATTACCATTTTGATGAATTTCGAAAATATTTGGTTTGATACCACGACGTATCATATACTCTTTTTTACCTACCGCCAATTCAATCTCAACAATCAATCCTTTTTGATTGACAGAGTTTAGAAGTTGTGGCTTGTTAATCTTACGAAAAGGTTTACCATAAAGAGCAAAAGATAGCGCGTCCAGAACAGTACTCTTACCCGCTCCATTTTCACCAATAATCAATGTAGTCTTATTACGAAGGAAATCAATCTCAGTAAAAGCATTACCTGTACTGAGAATATTTTTATAACGTATTTTCTTGAACGTAATCAAGTATTACTCCAGTGTCAATGCTTCGTTATATAGATTATGGAATAGTGTCTTTAAACGTTTCTTATTTGACTTTGTTTCGATTTGATCGACATAGGTTTCCAACATCTCCATCGTTGACTTTGCCTCATCAATTAAATCATCTTCATTATCTATATCAAGATTCAACATGTCTTCGATAATCTGAATATTGTGAACGCCACTCTTCTCTAATTTATCGATAAACACGTCGAACATATAAGGATTAGTCTTATTCTTGACAATGACCTTCATATATGTTTCATTATAACCGGCATAATCAATCTCGTCAACTATTTTTTCAATATTCATATCTACGTCATCATACTCGAAACGATAAAACATTGAGTATGGATTTTCAATGAATTCTAGTTCTCTTGTCTCTGTATCAAAGATATGAAATCCCTTTTGGTCATTATAATCACTCCATGTAATCTCATATGGACAGCCGAGATAGTGAATGTTTCCATAAGAAGATTTGTGATGAAAATGACCAGATAAGACCATATCAAACTTTTGAAATTCTTCTGGATCAAATCCTGTATCGCACACAGCGCCACGATGCATCTCGAAACCATTCAATTCAAGATGACCCATCATCACTTGACACTTACTATTCTTTGTCGCATCCCAACACTCATTCCAATTATCAGTACAAATCCAAGGCATCAAAAGAATACCACAACCTCCTAGTTGTAACTCTGTTGGTTTGTCGATGAGATTGATTAGATTGTTATCACCATATAGTTGGTCTAGTGCATTGATATCAAGACTGTTTCGATAGAAGATATCATGATTGCCAATCAAACACCAGAACTTGATATTACGTTCCATCAATGGATAGATGAAGTCTTGTTTTAGATTGTTTGCTGAGACGAAGTTGATATATTTTCTACGATCTACGATATCTCCTAGATGAATAACATGATCAATTTTGTGTTCGTCTAGATAAGGAAAAAAGATATCATTCCAAAACTTAGAGAAATATCTAGCGAATATCTGGCTGTCATTACGAGCCCCAAAAGTGTGTATCGGTTACAAGTGCAACACGCATTTACCGACTCTCCTTTCTAAAAGAGGTTTGAACTAATCTTACTGCTTGTTTATCAGTAATCATACCAACATTTCTCATTCTTGTCAACACATCAATTTTTAATTCACTTATTGAACCTCTTTTCTTCAAAGTCACGAATAAAAATACTAGCATTTTCTGTTGCGGCTTCACTGGATTTAATATATTCAAAATCCTCACTACTCAAAGCATTCTGAAGATTAAACATTTCAGTTGATTTGTATTTTGTATATAATACTTTCTTTTCTTTTTCTATTCTACGTAAAAATGCATAATAGATTATTTGAGTAAAGTATGCAAATGGATTATTAGATTTTTCTGGATTGAAGTTGTCAATATACATAATACTGTTTTCAATACCATCGGCAATCATATCTTCTTTGAAAGGGTAATTTATAAAATTGTGTTTATTAGAAAGTTTATACGCTATTTTCATAATACAACTACCAATATAATCATTTGGTCGTGGTTTGTCAAGATCTGATGATTCAGCTTTCTCACATGCGTTTTTATACTTTACCATTTCAGAAAAGAACTTCTTATTATCTACGTAATGTTCTCCCTTTGCTTTAGGCATTGAAAAACTCCTTACTCCTAAACATAATATTGATTATACTTTGAAAATAAAATGGTGTCAACTAAAATATTTTTAATTTTTCTGTTGACATAGTAGTTGACAGGGTATATACTTCTTATTGTCACCCATCAATGAACAGTATCAGAATCTACTTTGATATCAGTATTCGCTAACTGTAAATCAATCTTCTCTGGTAAAGTCTTCTCTATATATTCATCATAACAGTCTTTGATATGTTGTTCTACATAAGCAATAGATAGAATATGAAGTGCTGGAAAAAAGAAATTTCTAGATTTAGATAGACCATTTAAATATAAGTTAAAGAATACATGATCTTCTGTCCATTCTGTTGAGACAGGATCACGAAGAACGATACCAGAACTACTAGAAGCAATGAAATTACCAATAATCACTTGGCCAGTAGATAACTGTATAATACGATATGAATCGTTTTTATCAAAATCGTCTTCTGTTATCATCATTCTTTATTCCTCATATACCAATCTTATACAGTTTATATTCAAATTTCTCTTGATTATATATCTTAACTCTTTCATATAGATGTTTTAGAGTATAGTTGACTTCCTTACCGTGTTGTAGATCATCACCTATATCAAATAGTGTACATTGATCTTTATTATCTGATACTCTTAAACCTCTACCAATAGACTGTAAATTTCTTATCTTGCTTTTAGATGGGCTAGCAAATATGATATTGTGTAGTGCTTTGATATTAATTCCTGTGGAGTAGGTACCATACGATGCGATGATAATGGCATTCGTTTCTCGTTCAGTAATCTCTCTAATAGACTCACGGGTTTCACCATCAGTCCCACCAAATACAAAGAAAACTTTACGACCTTTCTTAACCTTACTATTTATCATGTCGTAAAGTTGTTTTCCATGTTTCTCTACATATTGAAATAGTATCAAAGTATTGCCGTCTAGTGATAATGCTAGATTATTGATAAATTCATTTCTCTTTTGATTTCTAACAATAAAGTCCATCTCATCAGCATACTTCATTTTAGATACTTGTTTTGTAATTTCTTTATCATATTTTAATACAAGTATTTTAATACGAAGTTTTGCTAATTGATCATTCTCCATTAGATCTTTTGTTTTTACAAGAGACTTGGTTGGACCAAATAGACCTTCTAATACTAATTGATGGGTTTGAGAACCATCTAATGTTCCAGTAAATCCAAATCTGTATCTACAATGAGGAAGTTTTTCTAGAATTGATGTAAGAGATTTTGCTTTGAATAAATGTGCTTCGTCACCAATGACTACACCAAAATGTTGAAACCAAGTCTTAGGCATCTTATAGATTGATTGCCAAGTAGTGATTACCACATCATCTGTAATATTATCTTTCCAATCTTTTTTACTCGTACCTGTAATCATACGAATATTTAATTTATTACCATAGTCATCAAAGTCTTTAGCCATTTGATGGACCAAAGATATTGTTGGTACAATGATAAGTTTTTTATGGGGATAAAATCTAGATAACATGTATATCATCAGAGACTTACCAGAACCAGTTGGTGATAGTAGTAAACACCGATTATTTCTTACGGCGTGTACAAAACCATCAATCTGATAGTCTCTGGGAGTTATCTTTAGTTTTAGTCTTTCTACAAATTGACCACACTCAAATGCGGAGAATTCATTAGATACATCAGAGTCTTGTGTATCAATAGAATAATTTCTATTCTTGGCGAAAGACTTTACTTCTTCTAGAAGTCCTTTGTAGATTTGTTGGGTATTCAGATTATAGAGATATATTTTACCATTCCACATACGAGATTTGTATGCTGGCATGAAGCGATATCCAGGAACATAGAAAGAGAAGTGTTCGTGTATCTCTTGAGCAATACCTCTTTCGCAATCAAGTCTTACAAAGACTTCATTATGTTCTTTTACAACAATATCACTGACCGAAGTTTGTGAGGCGGCGCCACTCGATACTATTTCTAATAATCCAGTTTCTTCCATTGATACCCTTCATTATTTCTTCCAAAACATCAACAATTTCTTGTTGCATAGATATTTTTAAATTCATTTCAATCATTTCAGAATCTGAATCCACATAATCATTTATATCAGCCTTCAAAATGGTTTTTAACTGGGGTTGTCTACCAATCTCAGTTAAGTCTTCAGGATTATTTAAATCACCTCTGAAGTATTCAGATAATGTTTTGGCAAGTTGTTTTTTCTTTAAAAATAGACTTTTGAGTTTAAGTCTTTCTTTATATAATATTGATAGATACTTAGCATGTAATACGGGAATATTTAAACTTTCTGTATCTAGTTCAACACTATCAATTGGAGCGTCTTTTCTCCAAGCTTCGGCAATATCTTCAATTTTCAAGATTTAAATCCTTCTTCACGATTAAAAATATATTATATCACACAGACTCTATTGTGTAAAGAGTATATCTAAAAGTAACAGTGGCTTCTAGATAATCAATATCAGTAACAGTAGTTGAGAATGTAAGTTCAGATAGAGATTCGGGAAACATATTCTGAAACTTTACACGAAGATTAGGATTATATTTACTTGATAGAATTGATAAAGTAGCATCAGATACGTTTCTCTGATTTCTGCTACGTTGTTGGAAGTTTTTATATTGGTCAAAATTTTCTGGTGATCCTAATCCAACTAACCAATTATATATCTCTAGATAATTTATCATATCTTCGTCTACACGAAAAGTCAAGTTAAAAGGAGAGTATGTAATTTTTTCTCCAGCAAGAGGAATATCAGTAAAAGGATTGGTTTGATTAGAAGTACCAATAGATACTGGAGGTATACTAGCTGATTGTGAAAAATATGACACTGTTGGTATTCTATCTAATACCAATCTGAAACCTGTCTGTCCTAAAAAGTTTTTGTTATCAGGAGTTGCCATACAATGTATCCTTTATAAT